TTTAGATAACCAAGGTTGCATCAGCTAAGAAGCAGTTTTGCTTCATCCTCAGTAAGACCCAATTTGGCAAGTAGTGCAGATTTGGCTAATGCTTTTGATTTGGCTTCGGCTATCTCATCGGCTTTAACCTCTTTAATTGCTTCATCTACTTCTTTTTGTGTTGGCGCATCGCCTTCTAAAACTGCCCATTTAATCGTTGAATAATCATCATTAGTAAAAGAAAATTCAGCGGTTGGTTTTAACTTTGTAATTGCTTTAGAAATATAAATTGATTTCATTATGCACCTATTTCCATTAGAATAATGTTTGATTGAACGCTTGTCAATTGGAAAATCAGGGTTGGACTACCGCCGCCAGAATTGCAGGCTTGTGTTTTGTATGTGGTAGAAGATGTAGTTGCAGGGCTGTCAAGATATGAAAAACTACCAATAATTAAACAATCAGAGCCAATAAATTTATATGTAAATAAACCGGATGCAAAATCACTTGGCGTATAAACTGCGGTGCTATCCCTCATCAATCGCATATAAGCCGAACAAATTGAATTAACTCCTGGTGCCATGTAAATTTGTTGAACAACCATTACTAAAACTTTACTTGTATTTAATGTTGGTGTAATTGATGCGGTTAAAGTAGTGTCGGTAAAAGTTCCACCAGTAATAGATGTTTGTGTTGTAGATGTTCCTTGAACTACTTGTAAAACTTTACCGCCTCCACCGCCAGCTTGTACATAATCATTAAATATAGCCGTACCAGTTGCAGTAAAATATAAAATACCAGACTCATATTGTACTAAAGCTAATGAGCCAGCCGTATTAACTGTGGCTGTACCTGCTGTAACTGTGCATGTACCAGCGCCAAGATTTTGTATTAGTACTGTATCACCTGCTGCAAAGAGTGCAGTATTAACTGTAATAGTTGTAGCACCTGCCGCGTTCATAGCAACAGTACCACCAGCATCGGCAGCTACTAATACATAATTTGCGGTCTTAGCCGTAGCAGATCCACCGCCCATAGCTGTCTGTTGCAGCGATGTCATTTGGGCAGCCGTTAATACCTGCCCTGTGGTAAAGGTTTGTTTAGCCATTATTCTCCTTAGTAACTGAGGACATTATAGTCCAACATGCCGTAGATTGCGTTATCTAGAATTAGTGCGTCTATCACGGGTTCAAGGGTGGTAAATACTGTTTTAAAACTATTTGGTGTAATTGTGTTGCCTACCCCAAAGATCTGCAAGGTTTTCTCCAAAGTCGATCCACCAGGTTGAGTGGTAATAACTGTGATCGGATCAAAGAAGTCTAGGTCTAGGGCTGCGATTATGCCTGTGTTGTAATTGTCTGTGTATAAATCAAGCTCTACGGCATCGCATCTGATACTAGTCTCGGCTCTAGATGCCACATAAGCCTGGGCATAATTTAGAGCTACAGCATCGGTCTGCATAAGTAGATCCTGCAAGTTATAAGAGTGTAAGAAGTATTTGTCAATAGATGGCTGGTTAAATGAGTTTTGAGGACTACCGCCTGTCCTAGTAACTGTGGCAGAGTTAAAGACTAAGGAGTCATTAAGTATCCATGTTGCATTGGCGTATTTAATACCTGTGCCATCATCGGCAAATAAAGTAGCAGGGTCGCCTATAGATCCAGCTGTTACCGATCTATCCTGGAATACAAATGAGCCAGTAGCATCTACATATAGCGCCCCATACTCGGAGTCGGTCACAGTTTGCATAGCCTGTAAAGCAGTTCTGAAAGTTGCCGGATCTGCTTGCATAGTAGTTAATCCTGCATCTACATCACGCATAGTCGATGGCCAGCCTATTTGGTCTAAGATTTGATTGATACGTGTGCCAGATAAATCTCCAGCCGTAGCACCTGCAACAGTAGAGATCTGAGCCAAGTTACCTAATCTAAAAGCATCTACAGCTGTAATGGTAGTGAAAGCGACTTCTGTAGCATCTGATGGCTGAGTATTAACGTATGAAGTAATAAAGCCAGAAAATATAGGATATGTTACTGATAAGTAAGTAGCAGTTATCTGTACTTTTTTCATTGGTGTTAATAGTTCAAAATAGGGCGATAACGGGTTAAGCGGATTAAAGTCACCATTTTGATCTATAATGCGTAGCGTTAAAGTACCTGTTTGGAATTGATCTGACAACGCATTACGGCCACGTTGAGTTTTAATATAATTTACTTGATTACTGACATCTACAATTACAGCTGTGGCATCGGCTAATACGTTTACATCTAATTGTCCACTATCAAGTATAAGGCTCTGTGCAAAGGCTGGCCCAGTAGAGAAGTTTAGTATTGCATTGATTGTAGGTACGGCCATTACTTATCCACCTTTGATGCCGCCGTTATACAGCTGTGATTTACCATCTCTCTGGTTAATTAAGAATGAGTTATAGATTAACTGGCCAAACTCACCAGCGTTAGGGGCTAACTCTAGGGTTACATTAACTGGCCCTGTGTTGCCACCTTGCTGACCAAATGGTGTGCCTACAAATGAACTAACACCAGCTGTAGGTACGTTACTCATGGCGTTAGTAGATCCCATATTAGTTGCGCCATAAGCACTTACTGGATTGTATAAAGCTAGGCGTGCAAAAGCTGCTGCTGCGCCATCTACTAACATCGTACCTGCTCTAGCAGCATCTGTTGCTAACTTATTTACTGCTTGCGCTGCGTTTAACTCAGCCAAATACTTTTTAGCCAGCGCTTCATTATTATCTAGGATTGCTAATTGTGATCGTAAGCGTAGTTTAGTTTCCTCATCGGTAGCAGCATTAAGAGCTGCAGTTAGTCCTATGCGCTCTAAATCAAACTGGTCTTTAAGTTTATCTACGGCTGTCTTAGCCTTTAGTTGAGCATTCTCCTGTGTGCGTAGGGTGACTGCTTCTTTAATCTTTTTCTTTTCTTGTATCTTTGCTAACTCGACACCAGCACCAGAGCCTAAGCTGTAAGTAAAGTTAGACTTAGGTATCTCTGACTTTAGTCTGTACTCGCCGTTTACCTTAACCATGTTACCTGGCTTCAAGGTAGATGCAAACCTTGCCAAGCCGCTTACTAATTTAGCAATATTGGTGGCTAAAGCATTGACCTGATCTGAGAAGGTTGCCAGGGTAGTATCACCGCTTAATTTAGCCAGCGCATCTAATAAACCTTTACCTATAATCTCTGATGCATCTGCTGCTATGACTTTTAACTTATCCATCTTGCCAGCATAAGTATCTAATCTAGCTGCTGCTTGTCCTGCAAACTTTTGATCTAATTGAGCCATGATCTCATTCATGTCACCACTTGCTAGCGTGGCCTTACTTAACCCTGCGCCTAATCTAGTTAAGGCTGTAGTCTGCCCTGTAAAGCCTTTAGCCAGGGCTGCGCTTACTTCTTGTACGCTCTTACCAGTTGCAGCCGATACGTTTAAGGCAGTAGATAAAGCCTGTTGGCTCTTAGTAATTGATCCGCTAGCTGTAAGTAAAGTCTGAAATGCTGGGCGTAGTTCATCATCTAATACGCCGTATAACTTCTGTAGGTTGGCTATGTAATACTCTACATCTGGGCTAGAAAATTGGAAGCCAGTATTCTTTAATTGTAACTCTAGGGATTTAGCAGCCTTTTGATCAGCTGCAAATGCCATTACGGCCTTCTTGCTAAATGCTAGTAATTGATACCCGGCAAAGACCTTAGTAAAAGTTTTACCAAATCCTTTTATTTGTTTTTCAAAGGCTGATACTTCTTTCTTACCCTTTTTTAATCCTTTGTTATCAAAGGTGCTAAGTGCCGATACTACTAAAGTAGGCACAATTACACGCCCCTAAATCCACGAGCTCTGCGCTCTTTGTAAAATCCTATTACTTGCGATTTTTGCTCTAGTGGCATTTTCTTATAGTATGCAAATATGGCATCGTCTAACGCTTTTTTTAAGTTTGCGTATATTGGGCCTTGTTCTTGTTGCCACACTTTATAAATTACTCTGCCTTTATTCCTACGACCTCTGCGACCTGGTGAACCGGCTAATGTTGCATCTACTACGTTTGGTAATGCCTGTATAAATTGCACACCAGCATTAGGATTTAATGATGCACCTTGTCCACCTTTAGTCTTACGGCCGGCGGTTTCATAGATTGCGCCAGGTGCTGATTCATTAGATACATAATTATAAACAGAATAGCCGCTTCTGTTTTTTTTATTAGGCCCTAGTTTATATTTAATTCCTTGCCTAGCTGTAGCCTGATCGTATGCCGGGAACGGCCTGCGCTGACCTTCCATTGGCTCAGCTTGTTTAAGCCAGCCACTTAACACATTTTCATTAGATGGAAACTCATTTTTAGACTTTTGCGCTACTTTAATCATCGGTGTTTTAAGTGTGTTTTTAACATTCTTGTACATATCTTCATCAAGTTCATCTATAGCTTTGAGAAACTCTCTAACGCCGTTTACGACTACTGGCATTTTTGATCTCCTTAGCTCTATCGGATAAGACCTGCACGATTGCTCGTAGCATGTCACTATCCATATCTATAAACTCTTTAGGCGCGATCCCCGTCTCTACAGATAGGCTAGCGATCGTGTATAAAAATGAGTCACGCCCTATTAGTTTTTTTCTTCATCCAATACTTCTACAGTATCTAGACTTTCTATAAACTCTGAGCCGAATACAGGTACTACCACGTTAGCTCTACGTAAGCACTCATGCGCCAAATAGTAGATCTCAGTTTGACGTTCGTGATCCCGCAAGACCTTGCTAATACCTGATCCGTACTTAATCTCGAAAGCGTACTCGACACCCGGCGTAATTCGATGCTCTGATACTTCGCCGTTAGCCCTTGTTATCTTTAGCTTTGCCATTACTACTCCTTATGAAGTTGCTACAGCTACTGTGCTGTTGCAGGTAAGTGTAAGGGATTGATTGCTAATATCGCCTACTGCGCCGTTCACGTTTTGCAAATTGTTAATTAAAACAGATGCTGTGTATGAAGGGTTGCTAGCAGATACGGCAGAGGATGTCTGCTTAATTACTACAGTTACAGTAGTGCCATAAGCAGCACGTAATGTAGGAATTACTGTGGCAGCAGCGTTATCATTTAGGAAGTCTAAAGTAATAGTGCTTGCCTCTAAACCTTTAGCAAACTTATGAGATGAGTCGCCCATAGCGGTTACTTCTAACTCATCAAAGTTTTGGTTAATAGTTACAGCAGTAACATACGCTGATAGATCTACGCTATTTAATACGCAAGATACGCCATTGTTTAAGAATATGGCCATGATTACTCCTTGTCTTTCTCTTTAGTAGGGGTTGGTGCGGGTGCTTTGTCGATCTGGCCTATCTTGATTAAGAAGGCTAAGTTCTCTGCATCTGTGCTCATTTTAACTCCAGCTCGTTAGGATTGATACTGTGATCTCTGATGTTAATAAATCTCCACTTGCCACACTAGCAATAGCTGGAGCGGAGACACTTGATATATTTAGCACCAAAGATGATGCGTTTAGTTTAGTTACTACTGCAACAATAAAATCCTCTATACCGGCCAAGTTACCCTGATTGTCTAGGGCTGGCACACAGATCAGCACTTTGAAGTTAGCAAGTGGTGCAATAGTAGTAATGTCATTATTAGATGGCACAAGGTAAGGATCGCTAGGAGTAATTACAACGCTGTTAGGGATAAGCGTGGCTGGTGGAAATGAAAATATATTCCATACGCCTGTGTTAGTTAGATCGGTTGCAAGTGTAGATCTAAGTGTAGTAATTGCAGCTGTCATTAGCCGACCATGCTGTTAGGGCTTGAGTAAGGTGCTATGAGACCTCTCACTCTGTTTATAAGCTGGTAGCCCATAGCATATCGGTTGGGGCTCATGCCATCCATACCGTTGCCACCGTTCTGAGACACTTGACGTGCTTGGAAAATATCTACTGCAATTATCATGGCTGCTTGGTTTACTGCTGGTGTTACATTGTATGCAGCTGTCTTAAAGCCAGGGCCAGTAGCTGTGCCAGATGGCAAGATGCGATGGAATGGATCATCACTAGCTGTCTTTGCATATTGAATAATTGAGTAACCATTAGGGTATGAGCTAAATGCGTATGTAGTCCAGAATGCTGTAGCGATTGATGCCGGTACTGTAGTGCCAGGGAATGATCCAGTAATAGTATATGAGCCATTGTATGTAGATCCTGCTGCGGCTATCGTCACGCTTTGGCCTGTTACAAATATGCCAGGGTTAGCAAGGACTACTGTGGCAACGTTATTACTTAAACTTGTGCCGACTACTGGTGCGGTATTAAACCATAGATAAGAGTTAAGTAAATCCTCTGAGGTCTGACAAATGCTTTCTAAATCGGCATCGGAGTAGAGCGTGCCTATACCAAGATTAGATCTTAGTTGAGCAACAGT